GGCTGCCGTTCCAGTCAAATACTTTGTAACCGCTGTTCTGATCAGCGCACGCTTTGGCATTGGCCAGACTGGTAAAAGCACCTTTCTGGCTGGCTGCGTCCGCCCAGCTCTTGCGCACTCTGTAATATTTCTTTTCCGTTGCGGCTGGCTGTGCTGGTGTTGCCGGTGTGGCTGCTGCTGCGCTGCCGATTCTCTTTTTAAAGTCGTTCCATGCGCTTTCAGATCCGCTTGCGGAGTTCCATCCGTACACGCCAGGGCATAACTTGCCGTTTACATCAAAATGGCGGATGACTCTGGAAGCCGGTACCCCGTACAGCTTCATGAGGTACTTGGTCAGTTCCACTGCACTGTCAATGGTTGCCTGCTCAAAATACCAGTCTTTGCTGTTGGCGTTCTTGTTTCCTTTGTTTCTTACGCACATTTCAATGGACACGCTGTTGGCGTTTCTGGCCACGCCGTACAGGCTGCCGCCATAGCTGGACTGTTTTCCGCCGCCTACGGCCCAGCAGTAACGGGCTTTCGGGTTCGGGTTATACTGCCACTTTTCGCCCTCGAAGCCGACATAAAAATCAGCGCTGGCCTGTGTCGTGCTGCGCTGATTGTAATAGTCAATATTGTTCTTTGCGGTACCTGTTGCACCTACATAGTGGATAACAATGTACTCAATTTCTCCGCTACGTGGGCTTGTGTTGTGTGTTCCGAAGTTCGGGTTCTGGTTAATTTTCAAATTGCTCACTCCTCCCTTTGCTGCCTGGTCGTATTTCGTCAAATTATATTTGCTGATAATACTCAGGACTTTGTTTACATACCTTGTATCTGTTGCATATCCGCCTGCCTTAATGATTCCGATAGCTTTCGCTGGATCCATTTCTCCTTTCAGGCCTGCATAACGCTGTTTGCTGCCATTCATGGCGCCCAGTAAATATGCGCTGTGGTCCGCCACACTGTCGGCAGCGCTCGCATATTTCCGGAAATCTGCTGTAATTGTGTAGGCGTTCCCGTTCGCGTCCTCTTCTCCGGTCTGCTTCCGGTACTTGCTTACGCCGTCCCAGGTACTTCCTGGCCAGGTATTCCCGGACAAACTGCATTTCATCCCGAAAAAGTTGTTTGCATTTCTGGCCAGCTCTGTGCTGCCGTAACCGGATTCCAGGACTGCCTGCGCCGTTGTTACTGAAGCCAGCACGCCACTTTTTGCCATGTCTGCCTGCGCCAGTGGTCCCATAAAGCTGATAAATTCCTGCTCTGTCATGTACGTCCCTCCCATAGGAAAAGGCGACCTTATCGGCCGCCCTGCGTGTTATTATCTGTTTTTTTCAACTGTGCAATAGCTTGGATCACTTTATCGTACCCAACCATAGAAGCAAGCCAGGACAGCAGCACAAGTGCAATTAAATATACCGCCATCTTGCCGTTGATCTGCGTCTCCGTCAGAATCAGGTACCCGGCGCCTACTAGGGCGGACAGCACTACGGCCACGCCACCGGCCAGAAAATTAGAGTGGTACTTCACTGTCATTTCGTCCAGCAGCTTCTTAATGCCCTCGGTAAACAGTCCCGTGAAAATAGATACGATCATCAGTCCCAGTAAAAAAATTTCTAAAGTCATGCTTTTCTCCTTATCCGATACCCTCTCCGGTATCTGTGTTATTTTCCGGCTCAAAGTCGGCCGGATCGTCAGTTTCTGCCTGTCTTATGTTCATGTCGTACACAATGCCGCCCTTGGTGTTCTCTTTTGCGGATTTCTGTGCATACGCCCAAAACACCCCAAACATGGCCGCCGGTACGCCGATCAGTGCGTACAGTGCCGACAAGTCGAAACGCATCCACATAACAATTTCTGCATAGATCACTATCTCAATGCAAAGACCGTATATAACCGCCATCATAGCCTTGCCCCAGGCCGGTTTCTTCCTGGTGCGTCTCAGTCCCAGCTCGCGCTCTCGGTCGCGTACCTGCTGCCTCAGCTGCTGCTCCTCTGCTATCTGATCCAGCTCTTTCATGCGCTTCTCATATTTAATTTTGTTCATTGGTACCGCCTCACTTTCTGCTACCCATCAGCTCTGCGATTTTCGCATCTTCGTGCATTGGAATTACTTCCAGTGCCCTCATTTCAGGTTGTACAGTCGTGTGCATGTGCCCGTCGCCGTTGGCGTTCTCATACTCTTTAAACATGGACCAAAATGCGTCTGCCTCCATTTCGCTCCATGCCTGCATGGGGTTCTTGTCCGGGTTCGTAAAATACCGGTGCGATTGTAATAGCCTGTCACGGAGCTTGCTGCGTTCTCGACTGGTGTTCTCTTTTTCGATTTTGTCCAGCTTTTCCTGCTGCTTTTCCATGCCCTCTTTCAACTCTGCAATACTGGTATTAAATTGCTGCTGGATTTCAAGGCTTTGCTGGTGCCATGTTGGATACATGTTTACCTGATCCATTACTTTCTTAAACTGCTCATTTTTTTCCTTTTCATGGATCGCCTTATCAGAAAAATACTTTTCCACTTTCCGGTAACACAACCCCAGGAATACAAGCGCCGCAATTACGGTTATGGCCCAGCCTATGCTATAATCTCCTAGCAATTTGATTAAATAGTCCATTTTTTCGTATTCCTTTCTGCTCCATTTTCTGCAAAATAAAAGAACCGGCCAGGGCCAGCTCTGCGGTCAATTCTTTTCACGGGTTTCATTCTTCTATGCCTCTCTGCAGGTCTGCCGCCTGCTGCATCATTGCCAGTTCTTCCTCTTCGATCATACCGTGCTGCAATAACGTGGCCGCCAGGCGGTCAATAACATTCCTTTGCAGCTGTATAATTTCCGACTGGGTTTCCAGTACCTCAGCAATACACTGTTTCATAGTCAAGTGCTCCTGTTTCTCCTATTTCCATCACGTTTATGATCTGCTCCTCTCCATTATCATCCGCATGGGTCAATACAAATTCGTCCAGCAATTTCTCCTTAAATTTCTTACAATCCACATGGCTCAGCATGGCCAGGTAGCTCTGCATAGTTGCGTTTGCCTCCTTGAATGTGATCAGGTTGTCGTGGTAGTCCTGGCGCGTTTTCCGGAGAGTTCTCTTCATCCGAAGCGTTGTGCTTTTTCTTAGGATTACATGGTCATTGTAAATAACAAAACCAACAAACTCACAACCAACCCGCACCGGCCGGAGCGCTGTCTTGTTGTTGAAATTTAAGTGCAGCCTCTCCTCTAAAAACTGTGTCATTCTTCTGCCGTATTCTTTCAGGCGTTCCTTGTCATTGTCCAGGATTATAATGTCGTCCATGTACCGGATATACCGTTTTATCCCCAGTACCCTCTTGCAAAACTGATCAAGTGGATCCAGATACATATTACCCAACATATGGGACAGGCCGCCGCCGATAGGTATTCCTAAATCATACAGCATTTGCTCCTCGGTAATAGTCAGCTGGTTTGCATCCAGCGGCATACCAAACGGAACCGCATCATTGTTTATGTAATACCCTAACAAGTCAACGGTTCGCGGATCATCTATCTTTTTCCTGCAAATATCCATAAGTATTTCATGGTCAATGCGGTAAAAGAATTTTGCAACATCAAACTTGTAATAATACCATTCAGTTCCGGACGTCCTGGTTTCTCGCATCCAGGTATAAAGCTGTTCCATGGCTGCCAGCTGTCCGCGTCCCTTTACGCACGCATAGGTATGTTCTATGAACGTCCGGCATATTTTAGGATTCAGCACGTCATATATTGCCCGCTGCACCACTTTGGACCAGTAGTCAATAAATATAACTTTCCGCACCTTTGGCACGTATACATAAAAGCTGTGATATTCGACTTTTGGTACCTTTCCAGCTCTCAACAGAGTGCTTATTTCTTCCAGATTTCCCTCTCTATTGTCGTAAAATCTCAGCCTTTCCGTGTTCTCCCTTTTGCCCTTTGATACGTGGGTATCTGCGACCATTAGTGTGTGAAATGAGGTTATTTCATAATATACGTTTCTAATTGTCATATTTTTTTACAGTGGTGCAGGTTTCGCTGTATTCTACTTCCGGATGGGCCAGCGGCTCCGCTTTCGCAAAACATAACCCACGCACAAGGGACTCCCCTTGGTGCCATCACTGCTGTTTTCCTTTTTCGCTCATTGTAAAGCGCGGGGACGAGATCCTTTATCCCCCTGCACTGCCAGGGCGTCCGTGGGCGCTCCTGTATCTGGCGTATGGGGGTAGAGCGGAGCGCCAGCCGATGTTCACGTTCACGTTGCCGCGGTTCGTCCAGTTGCCGTTACTGTAACCGACACCCGCGTTCGTGCCGTTGCCATAGTTGCCACCGGAGTTGAACAAGCGCTATATCCCATTCCCTACGTTATTTATTTTTTAGTGCTCGCCATCCATCCGCCGAGCATCCTGCCTATCTCGTTTACCTGTTCGCTCCACTGCTTATATTTCTTGAAATCAATATATTTCAGCCGGTATGAAAGGCGAACGTATTTTCTCAGCTTGTCAATTTCCACGTCCAGCTCCTGCAAAGTAGTCTTTTTATAATACTTTTTATTCGCTTCAATGGTTCTTTCCATTGCTTGGTCCATACACCGCTTTATGTCTGCCGCTAAAACAAATCTTTCATACTTTGGATACGCATTTAGTACCGGATAGGCGTATA